ATCCATCCGCAACTAAATTTCAAGCCTATTTAGCTGCTGGTGGTGGCGGAGGTGGCACAGGCCATAATCAAAATAATATTGCTCGTGGAGGAACAGGCGGAGCAGGAGGATTTGGTTTTTTTGCAGGTTCTGTAACGGGAGGCACTACCTATCCTTTTTCAGTCGGTGGTGGAGGAAGTTTTCCTTCTTCTACTACTCCACAAGCGGGTAATGCTGGAGGTGCAAGTACCATACAAAATTTAGCGACCACGAATGCTGGAAGTGGTGGAAACGGTGCTAGTGGTAGTAACACACCTGGAAGCACTGGTTCAGCGGGCAGTGCACCTGGAGCTGCACCTGGAGTCACTTTAGGTAGAAATATATTATGGAGTGTATACAATAATGACAATGGAGTTGGATCTGGCGGAAGTGGTGGCAGATCGACTAGTCAACGTTCCTCTGAGTTTGTTGCTGGTAATGCTGGTAATCCAGGCGGAATATTTATTGAAACTAACGAAGGTTAATTATGGCTAAAGTTATAATTGAAAATAATAATATATATAAAATTGCAACAGACACAGATATTTCGAACTTTGCTTCTTCTGATTTGAGAACAATTATGGATTTATCTGATAGTGATTTTAATCAAGTAATAACTAATCAAAAACATTTAGTTTTATCTGATGGTGCTTTATCGCTTGAAGATCAAGATTATTCTTATGTAAGTGCAGAAAATCTTCAAATACATATAGACAATTTAATAAAAACTATAAATCTTTTTCTAAATAGTAATAAAGAAAATGGAATGTATGACAGATTATTAGCTTATAAAAATTTTTTAACAGAATTCGAAACTAATAGTATTGAATATCCCCTTAATAAATCTTGGGAGGAATATTGTAATGAAAATTCAATAAGCTTTTTTCATTATTTACAAATACCTTAAGATAAGTATAAAGTAATTATGTTAAGTAATATAATTACTTTTAGCGCAAATAAAATTATTACTGAAAATAAAGATATCGCTCCAATACCCTGCAAATTAAATATACCAGATTGGTTTAAAGATCTTAAGCACCAACCTGATGATAGAAGTGTAAAAGGGTGTATGCCCTTTTTAGACACTTTAACAACTGGTTATATTTTAAAAACACCAATAGATTATTATTTGCAACATAATATTCCAAATAATAATAATAGAGAAAGCCATCTAAAAACTAGTTTATATTCAAGTTTTGCACCTTATGGTGTTAATTTAAATTATGCAGAGACTCAAAAAGAAAATCATCCAAAACAACAGTTAGGAAATTGTCCTTTTAATAAAAAAAATAAAGATCAACCTTTCCATAAAATAATGAACCCATGGACTATCAAAACACCCTCTGGTTATTCTTGTTTATTTTTGCCTCCATTAAACAATGCTGATGATAGGTTTTCAATTATTCCAGGAATAGTTGATACGGATATATATCCAGGCGAAATAAATTTTCCAATAATAGTTAACGGAGACAAATATCCTATCTTAGAAACAATTATAAAAATGGGCACTCCATTCGTACAATTAATTCCTTTTAAAAGAGAGCCTTGGAAAATGAAAATTGATAACTTAGATGAAAAGAAAATGAGTAAATTTAAATTTAATTTTGCCAGCCAAATTTATCAGACATACAAAAATTTATATTGGAGTAAAAAATCATGGAAATAAATTTAGAAATGGACAAATTAAATTCTTATATTAAAATTTTTGATAACTTATTAGATGACAAAGTATATCAATCTTTTTTAAAAGTTTGTAAAAATGACGTAAATTATAAGCCATCTCTAATATCAACTGTTAACGGAAATATAGTAGATAAAAAAATTAGAGATGTAGGAACCTATAGTTTATCACCTTTGCACAATGAAAGTATGACGCTCGTGCATTGGGCATCTTATACTCATTTTAAATTTCAAACAGCAGTAGAAGATTATAAAAATTTTTTAAATATTGTTAATCCCATAAACATTAGTGATATACAAATTTTAAAATACAAAATTGAGGGGCACTACGATTTTCATACTGATCATGGAAAATGGATTTATTTTTTAAATGATGATTATGAGGGTGGTGATTTAATTTTTAAATTATGTAATACAAATCAAACAACTAAAATCGAAAAAATTAAAAATAGATTAATAGTGTGGCCTAGTAATTTTATGTTTCCTCACAAAGTTAGTCCAGTCACAAATGGGGAAAGGTATTCGGTGGTGGCATGGGCGTTATAGGTAAAGACTTTAAATATAAAAAAATAAGTAACTTTATTACAAATGATGAACTAAAGTTATTAAAAAATTATTGTGGAATCAAACACAGAACTAATAGAGATAACTTTGATTTAAGACAATCTAACAATCACGATACTTATTTTTATGGAGATCCTACAATGGATGCTCTTTTATTAGCTAAACAAAATTTAATGGAAAAAGAAACTGGCAAAGAATTATATGCATCATACTCTTTTTGGAGGATGTATACTAAATATGCAGTTCTTGAAAACCATTTTGATAGACCCTCTTGTGAAATAAGTGTTACAGCACATATAGATAGTGACAAAAAAATTAATTGGCCCATTATAATAGATGGTAAAGAAATATACACAGAGCCCGGAGATGCTGTAATTTATTTAGGTGCAGAGTTATATCACGAAAGAAAAGAATTTAAAGGTGATTATCATTTGCAAACTTTTTTGCATTATGTTGATAAAAATGGAAAGTATGCAGATCACTTTATGGACAAAAGAGAATTCTGGGGTTTAAATAAGTTGACAGGATGATACGATTATATTACTTAAAATAATGAATTTTAGACAAAATCAAAAAGATGGTTCTTGTGATTTAAATTTTTCTGATGAAGAAATTAAAATTATTGTAAAAAATAAAAAAGTACATTTTAGTGCTGAGGCATTGAGAGACTTTGGTAATTGTTTAACACGAATGGTTGCAGAATGGAATTTATATTTTAACGAAGATTTAAAACAAAAACAAACTCGTGACGAATCTTATCTTGATGTAAGCAATGATAACAGTTCAAAATAATTTTTTAAATCAAAAATATTTCAAAGAATTACAAACAATATTGACAAGTGCAGATACACCATGGCATTTTCATGATGGGGTAAATAACATCAAAGACGGTCATTACATGATGGGTCATTGTTTATATAAAAATAATATTCCAACTAGCAGTTTGTATAATAAATTTATTGGTCTATTTGAAAAAATGGACATAAGTTGTTTGCTAAGGTCAAAGCTTAATCTTTATTTTAAAACAGAAAAAGTGATTGAACATGGTTTTCATATGGATGTTGAAGATAATTTTAAAAATTTAAGAACATCAATATTTTATATAAACACAAATAACGGTTACACAAAGTTTGAAAATGGTAGATTATTTAAAAGCGAAGAAAATACATTAATAACTTTTCCTAATTATCTGAAACACTCTGGATCGACAAATACTTGTGAATCACCTACAAGAATAGTATTAAACGTAAATTATTTTTAAAATGATTAATGTAGAAAATAATTTTTTAGAGATAGATCATTTTAACAAATTAGTTGCTGAAGTAAATGATACTAACTTCCCATGGTATTTTGATAGAAAAAATAAATTGTTTTATCACGATTTGGTTAGGGTAGATAAAGAAAAAGATTCAGTAGATCAAAGTGCATACATTAATTCATTAAGGCCTTTTGTAAAAAAGCTTGATTTAAAAAAAATTAATTTAGCTCAATTTATTTTATCTAACAAAACAAATAATATTATAGAATATGAAACTGTTAATTTTAAAAAAAATAATAATACTTTAATATCATATTTTTTTTTGGATTCTTCTGATGGATATATACAATTGGTTAATCACACTAGAGTAAATTATGTTGAAAATAAAATTTTAACTTTACCAAAAGAATACCCACATTATGGTAGCACTCAGACAAAAATAGATTATAATATTTTTTTAATTATTGAATATGAACAAAATCATTAATAGCACTATCTATGGTTTTTTTGGGTGCTATTTAAAAAGTAGTTTTATTAAGGTATAATGAAGAATGCCATTAACTAGAGTAAACATAGCCCCAGGATTTAACAAACAAGTCACACAAACCGGTGCGGAGGGTAAGTGGACTGATGGTGATTTTGTTAGATTTAGATATGGACTACCGGAAAAAATAGGAGGTTGGGAACAAATATTAGAAAGCACTTTAGTAGGTGCTGCAAGAGAACAATTTATCTGGGCTGATTTAGATGGCAGAAAATATTCTGCAATAGGAACAAACAAGGTATTAGTAATTTATTATGAAGGAGCTTTTTTTGATATTACTCCTTTAGGCACAGCTCTTACCAGTTGTACTTTTGATACTGTTAATACCTCAACAACAGTAACTGTAAACAAACCTGCACATGGTTTAGAACCAGGAGACATATTTCTTTTTTCATCAGTGACTCCCCCAACAGGAGCAGGATATACTGCAGCAAATTTTACGACTAACCCTTTTCAAGTAGTAACTGTTCCCGGTAGTGATGAGTTTACTATTACAATGGCTAGCGCAGCAGGGACAACGGTCAACGGATCTGGTTCTGCTACAGTAACACCATATATAAAACCAGGAGCTTTAGGTTCAACATTTGGATTCGGATGGGGCACAGGTCTTTGGGGTGGTGGACAACAAGTATTTAGCACTCTTAACGGAGCACTACAAGATGATACTGCGGGAACAGGAGGAACTGGGACTTCAATTACCTTAACCTCAACCACAAATTTTCCAGCAACTGGCACAATAAAAGTTGGAGCTGAATTTATTTCTTACACAGGAATATCAAGTAATGATTTAACAGGTATCACAAGAGCTACAGCAGGGACAAGAAGTGCGCATTCTAATGGTGCTGGAGTTGAAGCCTTCACTGGATGGGGCGTAGAATCATTATCTCAAACATTAACAGTAGATCCTGCCTCATGGTCTTTAGATAATTTTGGTGAACAACTTATTGCAACAATAAAAAACGGACAGTCTTTTTCTTGGAACCCAATCAATTCAAATGCAAATGCATTAAATACAAGGGCTGTAGTTATATCAAATGCTCCTACCGCATCTGTTATGTCTTTAGTTTCAGATCGTGATAGGCATTTAATTATGTTAGGAACAGAAACAACAATTGGTTCTCCAGGTACTCAAGATAAAATGTTTATAAGATTTTCTGATCAAGAAGATATTACTGATTACATCCCTACTTCTGTAAACACAGCTGGTACATTTAGATTGGATTCAGGAACAAAAATAGTAGCGGCAATAAAAGGAAAAGATTATACTTTTATTGTTACAGACAATGCTGCTTATGTAATGCAGTTTGTAGGACCACCTTTTACATTTTCTATAAGACAGGTTGGATCTAATTGTGGATGTATAGGGCAACACGCAATAAAATATGTAAATGGAATAGTTTATTGGATGGGTGAGTCAGGTGGTTTCTTTGTTTATGATGGAACTGTCAAATCATTACCTTGTGCAGTTGAAGATTTTGTATTTACAACGAAGAATGGTAATAATTTAGGAATAAATTATTCCGCTGGTGAATCAGTTTATGTTGGCCTAAATCATTTATACGAAGAAATATGTTGGTACTATCCTCAAGCAACCTCTGATTTTAATGATAGATATGTTTGTTATAATTATCAAGACGGAACTTGGGTTACTGGATCTTTATCTAGAACGACTTGGGTAGATGCAAATTTATATGATCATCCATATGCAACCGAATTTACATCTACAGGTGTTCCTACATTCCCTACTGTTCAAGGAGTTACAAATATAAATGGATCAACTAAATATTTTGAACACGAAAAAGGTGTCAACGAAGTTGATACTGCTGGCAATAAAACAGCCATACCTGCATTTATTGAATCTGGAGATTTTAGTTTAAATCCTGATGGTACTAATGCTGAATTTTTTATGAGTATGCGAAGATTTGTGCCTGATTTTAAAACTATAGAGGGTGATGCTCAAGTAACAATTTTACTTAGAGATTTTCCTAGTGATACAGAAGTGTCGTCTCCATTGGGACCTTTCACGGTTACCGGATCAACACAAAAAGTGGACACTAGAGCTAGAGCAAGATTTGCTAGTTTAAAAATTGCAAATACATCTACAGACCAAAACTGGAGATTTGGTACTTTTAGAGCTGATGTACAACTTGATGGAATGAGGGGATAATGGATCCAATAGAAGCAGCAATACAAGCACAAATAGCTAATGTACAAAGTCAACAAGGCTTTTCAAATTATACACCGTCTTTTGAACAAAACTTACAA